CTACACTTTAGGTGTACCCTTAGGTTAACCTAATGTCTGTATCCATACATAAATGCTTTCTCTTAAGGTCAGTATACCAACCCAGAAAAAGCCTGTCAAGGTTTATTTTACGTTCTTCTCTTCGTACAGAGGCACATCAAACTCAATCATACCATCTTTGGTTTTACCCTTAGATTTAGGAGTCTTTGTTTCACCTGCAGTGCCCGCTGGCTGCTCAGGAATTGGGAGCTCTTTCTTGGACTCCTCCAAACCGTGAACATGCTCCAACTGAGCTTCACCTTGTACAACCTCAGGGTAGTTATTTCCCAGACGTTTGTACTCTTCAGTGTTTGCATCCACCACCTTGGTCTTCGTGTTTTCAGTGTAGCTCTCAACCTCTTGGAAGGTGTAGAAGCCGGAGGAGATGAGTTGATCCACGTTGGTCATATTGCTATGGCCTCGCAGATAGTCCTTGGCTTCCTTCTCCGATGGGAAAGTCAAACCTTGAACGTCTTGCAAACCTACGATACGTACAGTCATTTGTTACTCCTTGCTGGATAGTTTGTTTTGTTGCAGGTCTTCTGTGGTGGAACCACCTAAGGCCCCACCATAGTAGACCACCTCAGCCACATCAATGGTGACATGGTCTGAGACACCCTCAGGGAACCTTTGACGGAGCCATGAGTTTGCTGATGCAGGGTCCAAGAAGATGAACCCCTGCGCGGCCCTAAGGCCACGTATGGTGTATACTGATGGAAGGTTCTTGCTGTGTCCCATTACTGACCACGCTTTAGGTCTGGACGACCATTCACTTGTGCTTCAGGCAAACGGTGTCCACCAGCTGTAGGGTCATATTCCTTGCGTGCTTTCTCTTGCTGGTCTGGTGTAAGGATCTTATCACCCACCACAACGCATCGTGAAATGAACTCTTCCAAGAAGGCGTGGAGTGCATCTGTTGAGTTGCTACCCATTATTCTTCCTCCATGGCTTTGGCGTAGCCAGCACACCATGCGCCATATCTCATCTCACCATAGTCATAAGGGCAATCAAAATTCTGAGCATAATCAACTTTGCCCTCTCGGAAACACGCTAACATTTCTTCTGCCAGACTCTTGAACTCTTCGTCCTGCATTTGATCTGTGGTCACTGAGCTTCTCCCAGTAGGCTGTAGATCGAATGTTGTTTCAGATCATACATGCCGTCTTGTACATTATCCAAGATGAAGCACCCACGGAAGTGGTTGTTCCCTTGGTGTCCTTTGTAGCCCTCATCGTGGAGATAGCAAGCACCAGCCACAAGAGCACTGATAGCTTTTCCATTGTTGAGGTATTCAGTTGCGTGCTTGAAGGTCTGCTCGTGTCCTTGAACAAAGCTATGCTTCATCTTGTTCAGGCGAAACTCAGCAGTGCCACCGTATGGACGTCCACTAAGAGGGTTGTAGAAGTAGTGACAAAAGGCAACACCATCAATGTAAACAGGCTCAAGGTAGTCGTGAACTTCCCAGCCCATGTCATTGAGTGTCTCCGAAATGTCAACAAAACCTTTCAGCTCAGGGAATCGATCCACACGCTGCTCATGGTTGCCCATGGTAAAGATCATGCGTGGATTGTAGACCTTGTGCTTACTGGCCTTCTGTCGATGCTGTAGGTCCCACAAAGGGGCCAACAGGTGGTGCATCCCAAGGATGCCAGCCTCTATGTCAGCATTGACTTCATCACCATCAATCGTCACACGGTTACGGGACTTCATGTCGTAGCTGTTCAGGCTGTACATATCCCAATGGTCACCAATGTGTACCACAACGTCAGGACGTTCCTTGAGGATCAATTGACCTACCGCTTGAAGCAGTGGGGCATTCTGGTCTAGGTTATCAGGACGAATCTGAGTGTCGGGGATGAAAAGGATTTTAGACATTGGTTACCTCGGAGATAGTGTCTTCATCGAACCAGAGGAAACCGTTCTTCTCAGCCCACTCAGCGTGGGTCATTCTGGAACCGTCTTTCCGTTTGGCTTGGAAGTGGATGGCTTTATTGGGGTTCTCAAAACAGAAGACAAGTCGTTTATCTTCTGGTAAGGATTTACGAACCCAGATGTATTTAGTGCAGTCATCTCGATCCATGAAGTAACCTTTGCACTCAACCAAGGTTTGAAGACCGTCATGGTCCAGTACAAAGTCTGGCTCATATGTGTGCTCCCAGACGTAGGGGATTCGCTCCCCATGGTGTTGTGCGTGAGAGAGTGGCCCCACATGGAGCCTCTGCTCTAGTTTTGAATCGTACCCAGTGCCCTTTAGTGTCGTGTCCCTAGGTCGAAAGTAACGACCTTGCATTGCCATTTTAGCTCCAATCAAGTGGTCTAGAGGTTCTTAAGAATTCTTCTTGCCTTGCTGTTATTTGAGGTGGTGGAGCAAGAGGCTCAGCGTTTGGGTCTTCTTCAGGAGAAACTTCAGGGTTATGAAACACGTCATCAAAGTACATCACGGTATGTCCTTGACCACGCATTGATGGAAGAGTCCTCGTGTTTAGTTCCGAATTGAGTCTTCCAACCCTCCCTATGGATATTCCCACAAAAGGATGAGCTGATAATTCCATTGTAACACGAGTTGGTGCCCCAGGTACAGCAGCAATTACTGGCATTGGGAAGAAGTGGATCTTTGTCATCAACCAAGAGACGGTAACTACCTGAGGTTCAATCTCACTGACTGGAATCCTTCCAGCAGGCCCCAAGTCTTGGAACTTGCTGTACATCTTAGCTTCACGCATATCCATACGTGCATCACTCATGTTTTCAAGACGATGCAGATTCCAGCAGAACTGACGGATTCGATTGGTAACACCAGTTGTATCGTTGAGTTGAGCTACAAGGTGACGAGGCATGATGACGTGAGGTGTGTGAATCCCTATAGTTTCATAACCAAAGGCCACGAAGAACATGCACAGGTCGATGTCGAAATTGCGCATAACACCACGGAAGAATGCAGAAGGATCATCATTACTCCATTGCGTCATAGTTCTCATAATATTGATCTTGAATCCGCGCAAGTCGTTGAACTCAAGAACACAATGGTTACTCATATCCCTGTAGCCTTCACCCTCCTGTTCAACATTCTCAGGACCACTGAAGATTACCTGAGTGTTAGATTGGAAGACACCTTCACACCACACCCGAAGATCCTGAGTAGAAGTGATGTTAATGTTGGATGGTAACCATACGTCGATATCATTAGGTTGACCGCCCATGATCCCATCACGTACAACACCTCCACCGATCACCGCAGGGCAACCATCAGGTAGAATAGACCGAAGGCGATTCTTAACGGTTTGTAGTGTAGTCTTCAGGCGATCACGCCTGTTGAGCTCAGCTAGACGAGTTGTCACTGGTGCTGCTGGCAGGAACTGGTCCTCCGAAACCAATTGGTATGGGCGCTGGGGGTTGCCATAAAGCAAGTGGGGAAATTGTGATATTGTGGTCATCTTGGTGTACCTCTGCTGTGTCTAGGAGCCACGCTAAGCGGGCATTTTCAAGGAGTCGTCTTAACCCCTCGTCAGGGCCAAGCTTTTTGTGATAGATCCAGTAGGTTGCTTCCCAGAGTTCTTCCTCTGTGTTGCATCCACTTAGGGCATTAGCAGCAGTCTGTGGACCACAGCTTGGGCACCCTTTGTAGTTGTCGATACTGTCACCAGCAAGGACCTGTCCATAGAAGAACTTAAGGCCACAACCAATGATCTTGTACCCACCACTATTGTACTTTTTAGCTTCGATCCAACCTAGTTCGTCGACCTTGTGAACTGGAACCTCTGGCTGACTTTCACCACATTTCCATGAGTAGTGAAGACAGGGGACGATTCTAAGGTCCTTATCACGAGAGGCGATGATTGTATTGTCAGGATCTTGTCGTCCAAAGATACTTAGCGCATCGTCAGCTTCCGCTCCGTGTATGATGTAAGCATCGTAGTCCCTCCTTAGGATTGAATCTACAGTCTTCCAATGGTATGGCTTGGCTGAGGCTCGTGTTCCCTTGTAGGGGTCCGTGATGGCGATCTCAGAGCGATAGTTGGTGCCCCCCGAGAGGAACACCTCGTATGCATCCGAGTCAGTACGCCTCACGATCTTTTCGATCATGTCGTCCACAAGGTTCTGCACCTTGTAGTCAGGGAACGGAGTGAGTACCGTCTCCCCGAACATGACGTCCTTCTTCATGGCAACAGCTCCGATCTCATACCGGAGGACGTCACCATCAATCATCAATCGTCTGCTGGACATACTCTCTCCATGAGAAGATCAACCGTGGGTTGGTACTCAGGCCAATCTTGCTCGATCACTACACCGTCAACCAGAAGAGAACCGAACATTTCTCTGATGAGTTGCTCACCCTCTTCGTGGAGGTCTTTCATCTTAATTACAAGATACCTTTCTTCTAGTCGATTATCCATTATCGAGTCATCGACAAGATTGCAAATAGGACTAGAGCTAAAATTAAGAATTCCATTACACTGCCCTCACATTGAACGGCTCCAAGTCTTTGAGGATCTGGTTCCATTCGTTCTTTTGTGCTGCTTCGTGTTCACGATGAGCAAAGTCAGGGTGGTCGAACAGCGCCTTGTTGACAGATTGTGTGTAACCATACCAATCGTAGTTCGGGTCGGCTTGACGTGAGCACTTGGCCCACGCCTCGTCGTCCAGAGTACCACCAATGGTCACAGCCTCAGGGTTCTCAAAGTCGAACTCCCGAACCTGATGGTTACTCGGCATTGTCTTTGGGAACGGCTCTAAGGCTAGTAACATTGCTTGGTTTTCCTTTTTGTGAATCAATCTCTTCCATTGCACCTTGCAGTGCTTTGGCTGTACTAACTGCTAACGGCAGGTTGTTGGCGCTGGACTCCACGGTTCCATAC